GGACTATTAAGCGCCCATCGTCTTCGCAGAAGTTGTTATAAGTGCGCCAAGGCAATGAAGTGTGTTTCTGTGTCATAATCTTTACTCCGTTTTGTTTCGATATGCCCAGTATATACCACTATATTGGCCTGTCAACAATTAATATTGTCTTTAAATCAACTTTTTAGCAATTATATAACTAGCCAACCCCCAGCACACCCACGCAGGGGCTTTGTTGCCCCACTTTGTAATGGTTGATGGGTCGCTGTTTAATTCCCTAGATAGAGCGGCCTTTGTAAGCCCAGCCAGAGCCAGTTGCTCCCGAAAAGGTAGGTTTGATAGTCTTTTATGTTCCGCGATAAACTCTGTATATGTCATTAGCAGCCTTGCTTTTATTGGTTTAGTTTGTTATTATTACAATAATGTTGTTTTTGGGCAAATGTCAATAGGTTTATAGTTAATGTTTTTAATAATGCAAATAACCGTTGGTGTATTTTTAGCAGGAGCTGCGCTAAAGGTGTTATCTGAAGTGGGGAATGATTGATGCCAGCACCTAAAGGTAACCAGTTCTGGAAAGCTAGAGCAAAGCATGGGCGCGATAGAATCATTGCGTCGGCTGAGCTGCTTAAGGAGGCATGCGAGGAGTATTTTCAGTGGGTGGAAGATAACCCCCTGCAAGAGGCTAAACTCACTACTTTTGAAGGAAAAAGCAAGGTAGAAGAATTGCCGAAACTAAGGGCTATGACTATTGGTGGGTTGTGTATTTTTTTAGGCATTTGCCAAGAGACGTGGGCGAAGTGGAGAGTCTGTGGTGATAAAGATTTTGTAGGAGTCACTAAGTGGGCCGATGAAATAATCAGGGAGCAAAAGTTCACAGGTGCTTCGGCTGGGCTATTAAACGCCAACATTATTGCACGGGATTTGGGGTTGTCTGAAAGGCAAGAGGTTACTGGTAAGGATGGGGGTGCGATTATCACTAAAGACATTTCCGACAAAGATAAATCAATTATTAACCAATATATCAACCAAAAATCAAAGGAAGACTAATGAATTATAAAGCAGAACTGCGTGGCTTTGCGCTAGACCGTGCAACAGAGGTTGCCAAGTTTGGCGATAAGGATAAGTCAATTAAAGAAATTATGGCGGATGCCGATGAGCTTGTGGATTACCTATATATCCCTGACAAAGATCTTGAGTCGCACATTCAGTCGATCTCTAAACTGATTCAAGAAAGTGGCAATGTTGAAATTGTAAAGAAGTTGCTGCTTGAGTTGCAACAGATCGAGGCAGAAATTGAAGCTGGAATAAAGAGGGCTAGCTAATGGATATTGAACTCCTAAAAACCAAGACGAAGCCAGAGCTTATTGAGATTGCCAAGCAGGTTAATGCTCACTGGCATCATGCCAACAAGGAGGAAACCATCATCAACAACATTATGGAGAAAGTGTTTGAGCCTGCGGTTAATGAGCCAAAGCGGGAGCAAGCATCGCATAAGAAGGCTCCTGTATTCTTGACAGAGCAAGAGGTAGAAAAGGCGCTAGAGCGCATCAAGGCTCAGAGGCCGCGACTTTCAACCTCCTACGACCATGAATCTAGGTGTGTAACGCTGTGCTATAACGATGGGCGCTACAAGCATTCTGAAACCATGAACTTGTCTAATCCGATTAATAAAATCATTCGGAAGGCCGGAGAGGTTGCGCGTGGTCCGTTGGTGTTACGGCCTCGTGAGGGCGACTGGGAGCCACTTGGTGGTGTTAAGCCAAAGAACGCATACACTAACTTGGTGCTGTAATGTCGTTAGGTGAGAAATCAGTAACGGAACTTCGAGAGATAGCGCAGGGACTTGGTGTTGGCGATGTTTTCACCAAGACCATCCCGCAGCTCATGCAAGATATTGAGCAGAAGCATAAGGATTTAATGCCCGCGCCTAAAATTGAGCCAGCTATTCCTAATGATGGTAGGTTCCGAAGCGGAAAGCCATCTGAGGAGTGCAGTGAGGCTGCATTGCTTGAGGTGTTGGAGCCTTATATTGCACGTGGCCTCAAGGTGTCATTTAAAGATGGTATGTGGCGTATGTCTTTTGGAGTCAAGAACGACACGGGAACTATGCGTATGCCATTGCGGATTGCGGCAATGAAAGCGCGGGATGTTCTCAAGTAGTTTCAACTTATGGTATCAGATTACGAAGCATTGCAGGCTGTGTGTAGACAGAACTTTGGAGCGTTTGTCCAAAAGGCATTTGAAATTATCGAGCCAGGCACGGACTTTGAGTTTTCTTGGCACATTGACTGCATTGCAGAGCATCTACAGGCGCAATTTGAGGGTGATGAGGAGCTAAAGAAGCTTGTTATTAACATTCCCCCACGCTGTTTAAAGTCTGTTGAGGTGGCTCAGATATATCCCGCATGGGCTATGGGTAGGGAGCCACATCACCAATTCATAGGCGCATCTTATGCCCACACTTTGGCCGAGAGAAACGTAATGCGTTGCCGTCAGATTATGCAGAGTGAGTTCTACCAAGACACATTTACCACGCGCATATCTCAAGATCAGAATCAAAAGGACTACTTCACTACTACAGAGGCTGGGCAATATAAGGGAACTGGTATTGGCGGAACAGTCACGGGGTTTGGTGCTAGGACGCTCGTGATTGATGACCCAGTTAACCCCAAAGAGGCGGCATCTGACACTATCCGTGTAAATGCTATTAATGAAATACGCTCCACTTTATTCTCGCGTTTTAATAAATTCTCTGAAGGGCGTATGACGCTTATTATGCAGCGGGTGCATGAGCAAGACCCGTCAGGTGATTTACTAAAAGATGGTGGTTGCTATCATCTAAAGTTGCCAGCAGAGAATAAGGGAAAGACTATAAGTTACTCACGCAATGGTAAATCGTGGGAGATGGAAGAGGGTGAATTACTCACCCCTCGGCTTGGAAGGGCCGACTTAGACGAGCTTATGTTGCTATTGAGTGAGTATAACTATGTAGGCCAATACCTACAAGAACCCGTACCGTTGGGCGGTGGTGACTTTAGAGAGGAGTGGCTGCAAGAGTATGCTCAAGGCTCTATTAAACCGCGTGAGATGAATGTCGTTATCCTGATGGATCAAGCGGGTGGAGAGCAATTAAACAAGAAAAAGAAAAAGTTATCAGATTGGACGGTTATATCTGTAATTGGTCTAGCAAGTGACAACAATTATTACTTACTTGATATGGTACGGGATAGATTTAACCCAACGGATAGGGTTAATACATTGTTCATGCTGCATAGAAAGTGGAATCAGTTATGTGGTAAGCCGCCAAAGGTGGGTGTCGAGCAGATTGGTATGATGACGGATGCTCACTACATCAAAGAGAAGTGTAAGCAAGACGCGTATCACTTTAGTGTTACACCGGTGGGCGGAACCCAAATCAAAGAGGAGCGCATTAAGTGGCTTGTTCCTGTGATGCAGCAAAACAGGTTTTATGTTCCCGGCAATCTTATTTATATTGACTCCGAAGGGCGCAGGTTTGATTTAATAGACGAGATGAAGGGTGAGATGCGCTCCTTTCCTCGCTCAAGGTGGGATGATATTCTTGATACTATTTCACGATTAGGTGATGTAGATTTAAATTTGCAATTTCCGAAGCCAAAGGCTACAATGGTACAAAAAGCCATGCGTCCACGCGCAGAACCTGACAACTGGGAAAATTGGTAATGATTGATAGCCGAATGACCGACTCAAAAGTCGCTTCTATTTTTAAAAAGCAGTCTCAAATATCTAAGCGCGCCCTGTCTGGGCAGTATGACAATACGGACGCTTGTTGGTCGTTTTACGATGGCGACCAGATGACATATCAAGATCAAATACAGTTCCAAGAGGCGAACGGGCGCAAGAAGCGTGCAATGGTGAATTTTAATGAGGTACAGCCAAACGTTGATGCGGTTGGTGGCTTTATGGCTCAGAACCGCAGGCAGGCTAAAGCGCTGGCTCGACTTAATCAGTCTCAGGGGCAGCAACTTTACTCTAAGAATATGAATGCGCTACTCGACTATCACCGCGATAACACCCACGCAGATCAATTGGAAAGCGACCAAGACCTTGATATGATTGTCAATGGATATGGGGCTATCGATACGGAGTTGAGCTATGATGTTGGTAATGCCACTACTATGCCTAATGGCGAGGTTGTTAAAAAGAAATTAGACCCATCGTGTACCTATTGGGATCCCGCATCTCGTGCTAGAAATATTATTGACCGCAAGTGGTGTGGTTACCATGAGGACTATGAACTACACGATGCTCTTAACTTATTTCAAGGCTCAAAAGAAGAAGACTTTGAAGAAGTTGGAGATGATGAGGATAGTAGCGGCTACATCTATAATCCATACGGCGGCATCTATGATAAGATCAAGATGGAGGACTCAGTAGAGTGGACAGCTAAAGACCTTGATATGGTGCGTGTTTACAATCACCAGTGGTTTGAGTATGAGACTTTCTATAAAGCAGCCAACCCACTATATACCGTCCAAGACCCGATGGATGCGGTGTTTATGAAAACCCGCATGGATGTCATAAAATCTGAGATTGATTTACCGGGTGACACCAAAGAAGAAGATATGTTTGCGTTTGATCCGTCTGCTGAAAGCCTCACGTTTGATGAGTCAACAAAGAATAAGCTCAAGAAAGAGTTTGGAGATTTAATAGAGCCAATTCCATTTAAGCGCAAAGTTTTCTATACAGCCGTTATAAGTGGAAGTCATGTGTTTACGTGGTTTAAATCCATTTCTCAGTCCGGCTTCTCTATTAAGTTCAAGACTGGAACATGGAATAAAACCAAGAAGATGTGGCAGGGCATGGTTAACTCCCTGATGGAACCTACCAAATACAAGAACAAAGCGCTTACCGAGCTTATGTTTACAATTGCTGCCAACTCAAAAGGCGGGGTATTAATTGAGAGTGATGCGGTTGAGGATATTGAGGAGTTTGAGCGCAAGTGGGCTAAGACTGACGGCGTATGTGTTGTCAACTCCGGTGCAATTGGGCAATCCAAAATCATGCAGAAAGCACAGGCCGCACTCCCTACTGGGCTGGATAATATTATCGCGTTGGCTAATGACTCTATAAATAAGAATGGTGTTGACCCTGCATTCATGGGTGATATTTCCAGAGAAGACCAGTCTGGTGTTTTGTATAAAAGGCGTATTCGCCAAGTTATATCAAGATTTGCACGATACTTTGATAGCATTACCATGTATCAGCGCGATGATTGCCAGCTAATGTTGGATCTTATCCCTGTATGGGTGGAGAATAACAGGGGTGCAACTGTTCGTATGGTTGGTGAAGATGGAAGCGATGAATTTTTTGTTCTATCGGAAGATAAGCTTGCATCTGAGTATGATGTTGATATTCAAGAGGCCGCGCTATCGGGTGATGAAAAGCAAGAGACGGCGGTTATGTTATCACAGGCGGGCATGAATCTATTAACCACTGGGCAGGTGTCACAAGGTCTTTCGTTTATTTCTGAGTCATTGCAGTTCTACCGCTTGGATGGGGATGTTAGGGATAGGCTTGTTAAATCACTTGAGCCGCAGGATGACCCGCGTATCACGATGCTGGAGCAAAAAATCCAGCAATTGCAGGGAATCATTCAGAGTGGGCAGGTAGAGAAGACAAAATCCGAAACCGCTAAGAACGAAGCTCAGGCCGCCAAGACCGCGAAAGAAGCTATGGCTATAGATAACACTTCTGAGAAAACAAACGCCGAAACATTAAAAGCCTTAGAGGAGGCACGGCGCACGGCCTTTGAGACTGATTTCGTAAGTAATAATCCAAATCAAGACAATGTTAATATTAATTTATAGGAGTAAACAATGACCTTGCAAGATGAACTAAAGCGCTTAAAAGAAGAACAGGCTCAGGTGGAAGAGCAGGAAAACCAAGAAGAGGAACAAGAAGAACAGGAAGAAGTCGCGGAGGATGAAAAAGAAGAAAAGCCAGAGGCAGAAGCAGAAAAAGGAGATGAAGAAGAGGAGGAAAAACCTGCGGATAAAGAGGAAGAAAAAGAAGATTTAGACAACTCTGGTTTTGCTAAGCTCAGACGCGAAGCGGCGGCAGAGAGGAAAAGGGCCGAGTTACTCCAAAAAGAATTGGAAGATCTTCGCTCTACTTCAAGCGAGCCAAAAGAAGATAGCGATACCAAAGAGCCGGAGCAGTACGCACCAGAGGTTGCTGCGGTTATTGAGGAGCAGCGATTCAATCAGGCAAAAAGGGAATTTACCAGTTTGGAAGAAAAGGTGCAGCAATCTTATAAAGACTATAATGATGTTGCTGGTCAATATGCTAGTGCCATGTATAGCTCATTGCGTGTGCAGAACCCGCGTAAGTCAGAAAGTGAATTAGCTGAAATGACGCATCGCACTATTCTTGCTAAAGCGGGGGAATATGCGCGTGCCGGTTATGAGAACCCTGTAGAGGAGCTTTATCATGAGGCTAAAAGTCTAGGCTTCGTAGCTCAACCAGAAAAGAAAGAGGTTGAGGAGGAGGAAGATATTAAGCCCGATATGGCAAAGGTGGGGCAGAACCGCAAACGATCGGCAGGAACGGCAGCAGGAAGTGGAAACTCACAAGGGAGTTTGACGGCAAAAGCAGCTACTGACTTAACGGTTGCTGAGTGGGCTAGGTTGCCGAAGTCAGAGAAGCAAAGAATATTAAATGGTGGTTAGTTGCATTTTCATAAAAGTTAGTGTAATATAGTATTGATTCGTCCACATACGGACAGTAGCTGGTGTTGAGCTTTAATTCAGCATCGCTGTGCAGCGTCAAGCACCTACTGCAAAAACTGGTCGCGCAGTTTAAAACGCAGTGGAGTCGGGAGCCTTATAATCCCTGTTTTGTATGCAGTTGTTTTTGGTTAAACAATTTATATAAACAGCGAGGATTATTATGGCTGCTACTGGCATGTCTTCCTCAAATTCGTTAACGCGTCAGATTTGGGCTACAGAAGATTGGGTAAATCCCGGTCAGTTAACGGTATTTGGGCACTTATTCTCTCGTGGTGCAGTGTTTTATGCTGAGGAGTTCCTCGGACAACGCGCACGCGGAGATCAAATTACTTATGATTACACTAACAAGCTAACAGGCGTTCCTGTTGGTGAGGGCGGAACACTTGATGGCAACGAAGAAGCTTTAGATTTAGGCTACTTCTCTATGGCTATCAATGTGACCCGTGTTGGTGTGCTTAACCCTAATGATGATACGATTGAGCAGCAACGTACTTTGGTTGACTTTCCAGCTCGTACTCGTAAAGTTATTCCTAACCGTCACTTTGAGCTTATTGACACGGCGTGTTTCTACCAATTGGCTGGTGCTTATCCTACTTCATGGACACAGAACCAAACCACTTGGAGTGGAAACAACCGCTTGTTCGTAACTGGTCACAACGTACCTGTTGCGCCATCTAGTGATCGCATTATCCGCGCTGCAAGCGCTGCTACAGATCAGGCTTTAACATCTAGTGATACCATTACGCTTGACTTGATTGATATTGCTCTTGAGACAATTGATGTATCAGACCAGCCAATGGAAATGCTTCCAGATATGACATATGACTTGTTTGTATCTCCTGAGCAGTTCACTGACCTAAAGCAAGATAGTTCAGGTAAAATCCAGTGGTTCCCTATGGCGTTGGCTAAGGCCACGTCTGGCGATACTGAGCAGCTTGATGGGTATTTGTACCGTAGCATCCCTTGCTTGGGTCAGTATGGTAATGTGAATATCTATAAAGCTGGCCGTGTTGCTTATGGTGTATCGTCTGCTGATAGCTCTGTTATCACGACTGTACGCCGTGCGGTTCTTGTTGGTAAGGATGCCCTTACGTTTGCAAGTCCGTTTGGTGGCCGCCCTACAGATAAATCTGTACCGTTGAAATACTTTAGCCAATTGAAGGATTATGAATACTACAAAGGTTTGGAAGGTCGTATGATTTACGGCTTGAAGAAGACTGTAGCGTCTAACTCCTCTGATATTGGTGCATTCGTTATTTCAACCTACGCAGCATCACACGCATAAGGAGATAAGACTATGACTACACCTACCGTAGTACCTACAGAGTACCAGAACACTTATGTTGATTATCTCAACGTTAAGGTTGATCGTTCAGGTGCTGTAAGACAATCTAGCGGAGATGTCACCGTTCCTTCAGCAACCGAAGAGGGTGCATTTATTGGATTAATCCCCTTTAATGCCGGTGCTCGCTTTATTGTTAATGATAAATCAATCCACGTCACTGATATTGATGATGGCACTGACTCTCTTTTGAACGTTGGTGTTATTTATCAAAATACAAACGAGGGTACGGATGATGTTGACTTGTTTGTTCTTGCTTCTACAGCAGGGCAAGCGGGTGGATTTTTGGCCGTCACGAACCCGACTGGACTCGATTATGTAACAACTGGTAATGGATGGCTAGCTGTTGAAAATGATACTAATGTTACCGAGTCAGAGGGCACTCTTACTTGGTCTATTGGTGTTGTTTACGACAAGCCAATTGCATAAGTTATGGCTACATTCGGCGATATGAAAACATGGGTATCAAAGAGGTTGCAAGACCCCTCAAATACTGCTGTTTCTGAGTCGGATGTAGGCGAGCTAATTAATCAGGCTATGGGGTACTGGAAAAATACACGTTTCTTCTTTAATGAAGTAACCGACACTACCACGCTTACAACAGGCGATGCCAGTATCCCACTTCCTGCTGACTTTTTATGCCCATCGATTGACAGTGCATTTGTGATTGAATATTCGGGAATTAGATACCCGCTGAAGAAGGTTTCAGGAACAATCTACAACGAGATATATTTAAGCAATGGTATAGGACAGCCCTATTGCTTTGCTAGGCAGGCTAATATTGAGTATCAAGTATATCCAGTGCCTGACAGGGATTACACACTAAGAAGGTTCTATCTAAAGGACTATGATGATTTTGTAGATGACGCAGACACAAATGACTTTAGCACTGAGGCGGATAGACTATTGAAATACACGGCGGCGGCCTATGGCTCTAGGGATTTCAGGCAGGATGCAGAGATGTATAATGCTTTTTGGGCACAGGCACAGCAAGAAAAACAGGATTTACTGAACCAGACACGAAAGGAAAACGCTGCTGGCTCATTGGCAACTTATTTTTAACTTTTATTAAAGGATTACTACAATGGTTAATGTTTTATTGGTTGGCGAGGTTAATCGCCTTAATGCTATGGGGGAAGCGGCGGCTTCAGGGGATTACATTCCTATCGTTGATGTTTCAGCCACTGAGTTGAAGAAAGTCACTAAAGATAATCTTGTTGATGGCGCTTCAGTCGCATCATTTACCGCAACAGCAGCAACTATTGGTACGCTTACATCAACAACTGCTAACGTGACTACTCTTGGTGGGTCTGCGGTTAGAGCCCCAGCCTCACTTACCGGCACTGCATCACTTACGCAGGCAGCTAATGCAAATCGTGTGAATATTATCACAGGAACGGATGCAGCGGCTTACGCGCTACCTGAAGCAACTGGAACTGGAGATACTTATACGTTTGTCTTTGGTGAGGTGAACACTAATGGTACTACCATTGTGGCGGCTGATACCAGTAACACTAGTATTGGCGGCTCTATTAATATCTTAGATGCTGATTCAAATGCACAAACTGCTTACTTCGGTACATCTGGTGATGACACCATTACTATTAATGGAACAACCACTGGCGGATTGATTGGCGACACTATCACATTAATTGATATTGCTACCGATCAATGGGCGGTTTATGGGCAGCTGGTCTGTCCTGCTGGCTCTAACGTTGCAGATATGTTTAGCTCGGCTGCTTAATATTAAGGAGGGGCATACGCCCCCTCCGCCACATACACAGGAGCATTCTATGCCAACACAAACAACAACATATGATTTAGATAAACCTCTCGTCAATAGTGCGGTGGATCAAGACCTGTGGGGTGGGCAATTAAATGCCGACCTTGACATTATTGATAATGAATTAGGGAGTACATTTATAAGTGTTGCGTCAGCTACGCCTAATATAGGCGCGGCGGCAAGCCGAAACGTACTTTTAACCGGAACTACTACGATTACTGCTTTTGACACGGTTAATGCTGGCATTACAAGGCGGGTGCGCTTTGATGACGCTCTCACACTCACCCACAACGGAACATCTCTTATTCTTCCGGGTGCGGCTAACATTACCACAGCGGCGGATGATACTATGGTTGTGGTTTCGCTCGGTTCGGGGAATTGGATAGTAACAAGCTATCAACCTGCAAGCGACACTCCGGGGTTATTAGACGAAGATGATATGTCCTCAGATAGTGCAAAGCAAGCCCCAACGCAACAAAGTGTAAAAGCATATGTTGATACTGAGGTTTCAGATAGTAAAACCTCTTTCTGGTCTTACTCCACTGACTCCCAAACTATATCTTCTGGCGGCGGTTTGACGTTAGCACACTCATTGGGTGCAAAGCCTCAACTTATTAGAACATTTATTGTATGCATAAGCGCTGAAGATGGCTGGTCAGTTGGTGATGAAATTGAGGTTTACTCAAATTCACAAGCGCCAAACTCAAGGGGTTTAACGGTCTACTCTGACGCAACTAATATTTATGTGCGGTTTGGTAATGATGGAACCGTGTGGAGTAATATAACGAAATCAACCGGTGCAACTGCATCACTAGATGTAACCAAATGGACGTTGAGTGTTAGGGCGATATAAGAAAGCATGACAACAGTAGGCAGCTTAACAGAATTAGAGATAATGCCGGGCATCATGCCCTCTACAGATGCCACGTCCAGCGATATACCATGCTGGTCTGCTGGCAACCATGTTCGTTTTGACCCCACCACAGGTAGGTTAAGGAAGTTGGCTGGGTGGGAGAGTTCATCATTTGATTACGATGAAACTATATCCGGTACGATACGGACAATATACTCTGCCAACATTAGCCAACGAGTTTATACTTTGCTTGGCACTAACAGTAACCTTTATTCACTGATTGGGTCTAGGCTTAATAACATATCACCCCTACAGACATCCGCAACAGCGGCAGCCAACTCATTAGATACGCACTATGCTACATTGGCGAGTGACCCAATAGCTACAACAAGTGGCAGCACTATGTTGGTTATATCAGACAGTGAGGCAGCTTTGTTTGAAGCTGGTGATATTTATACCCTTTCGGGCGCGGCGACAACTAACGGAGTTCCTGACACAGAAATCAACGCAGATCATATTGTACGCGAGGTGGGGTCTGGAACAATAACAATAATTGTAGCCACTGCCGCAAGCTCAACAGGGAGTGGGGGCGGCGCTTCGGTTGTTAGAAGTAGCGGGCTTATCACGGTTAATAGCACAGGGCACGGCCTCAATGATAATGATCGCGTGGAGGTGGACAACTCTGCTGACATCGGAGGTGTCACCGCAGCTCAGATTGACTTGGAATTTAACATAAGAAATGTGTTGACAAACTCGTTTGATATAATGACGGCTGGAACGGCTACATCGTCAGTGAGTGGTGGCGGTGGGGGTAGCACTGAATACTACCCCCAAATAGCGGCTGGGAATCTGGGGCAGGGTTTGGATCAAGGCTACGGCGCTGGTTTTTATGGGGTGGGTCTTTATGGCACATCTCTTCAATCCATTGGTGGTGAGTTTTATCCACGGATATGGTTTTGTGACAGGTTTGGAAATAACATTATTGCAACACCGGGGAACTCATCTGGCGTTTATACGTGGGATGGTGATACGACCGAGGCTCCTGTATTAATATCTGGCGCTCCTACTGATGTAAATTATGCGTTTGTCCAAGATAGTATATTGGTGACATTCGGGAGTAGTGTAGAGAATAAGATATTTTCCTCAGATCAAGGCGATATAACCGAATGGACAGCATCATCTGAAAATCAGGTCTTTGAGGATATTATTGAGGGAGCTGGAAGGTTTATTTCTCATGTTCCTGTAGATGGGTATAGTTTAATATTCACTCCAAACCAAACTTATACTTTTAAATACATTGGTATTCTTTCTGGTGTGTGGCAGATACTCCCCTTAGATAATACTATTGGAATTATCGGCCCAATGGCGCGGGTGTCTGTAAATGGCTATGCGTATTGGATGGGGCAGGATAACTTCTATATGTTTAGAGGCGGTAAGGTGGAAACCATTCCCTCTAATATTGGGCTGCAAAGCACTATTTTAAGATATGTTTTTGACGACCTAAACTATTCTCAGCGATTTAAGATATTCGCATGGTATAATGAGAATTACGATGAAATATGGTGGCATTACCCATCTGCATCCTCTGATGAGTGCGACAGGATTGCAAGATACAATCGCAAACTTCGTTGTTGGGTTCCTGATATGCTGGATAGGACGGCCGGAGAGTATCCAAACCAGAGTCTTTCTAATCCTCGGTTGGGTAATATGGGAACGCTTTACACGCATGAAACAGGGAATGATGATGATGGCTCTGCTATGGCTTTTTCTGCTACAACGAAAAAATATTTCGCCGGAACTAATTCCGCCATTCTCGGGCAAGTGGTTCCAGACAGCACAATGACAGGCACAGTAACATGCACTGTAGATTCCTTTCTATATCCGCAATCCACATCTACGATGAACAGTAGTGACTATAGCGTTACATCTACAACGGAGAAAATACCCACGCAGATTAATGGTAGGTATGCGACATATACAATAGCCGGCGATGAGTTGGGTCAATCGTTTCTTATGGGGCAATGGATGTTAGAACCTCAGAAGGGAGGTAGAGCTCCATGACCACAAATCCTTTTTTGTTTAAAGAGTATCCATATTATCCTGTTGAAACACTAGAAGATGTTAGAGACCAGTTGCGTGATATATGCTATACTCGGAAAGATGATATAGCCACTATATCAAAAATACCTAGTTCTTTTGTTAGTGGCAGAAAAGTTGGCAAGGTTCCAACAGCAAGTAACGATGTAGAGGTTACGGATAGGCTTGGCGATATAAATTATGACGCAAGTTATTTATATATTTTAATTGATAACTCTGGTACTCCCGCGTGGCGCAGAGTTGCTTTAAGTTCTTGGTGAGGTAAGTTATGGGATTTATGAAAGCCCTTTTTGGTGGATCAGATAGTAAAAGTACTAGCTCGTCTAAGTCTGGATATGAAACACTTCCTGATGAGATTAAAGCTGGCTTCAACAGGCTTGGCACAGCGGCATCGCGGTTTACAGACCCAAATGATGCAGCCAATATTACTAGGTTTACTCCAATGGGAGAAACCGCAGATGAAACGGCTGCGTATAATGCTATGCGGCAGGGGTTCACCCCAACGGCAGAGACGTTAGGATCTGATATATCTATGCTTATGAATCCATACAATGAGTCGGTTATTAGTGAAATTAACCGCCAAGCTGGTGGAGATTATAGTATTTTAAAGCAAGCTATGAATGAGGCGGGGCAGTTTGGATCAAACCGCCAAATGTTGGGCGCTAATGATATTGATCTATCTAGGCAAAACCAAATAGGTGGATTTCTTCAAAGCCAATATAATAATGCCCTCGATCAGGTGCTTAATAAGCTTGTTCCACAGCGTCAGGCAGACGCATTTGGTATGCTTGGAATTGGAGAGAAGCAACGAGAGCTTGATTATCAAACTAAGCAAGCGCCTATTGCCGCCCTACAAGCCGGAACAAGTATGATTTCACCATTCACATCTGGCATTAGTTCGGGATATAGTAGATCGTCATCGACCGACGGTATTATTCCGGGACTTGCTAAGTTGGCAAGTGGGGTTGGCACAGGGGCAAAAGCAGGAGCGACAGGATAATGGCTGAAAATTCATTTAACTGGGGAAGGGCGTTAGCTGGCTTTGGTGAGGGTTATCAAGGTCGCGGTTCTCAGTATCTTAGTGGGCTACGCGAGCAGGATAAGCAGTCTGCTCTGGCGCAACTTGGTGAGCAAATGGCATCCGGCGAAATATCGCAAGACCAATATATCAAGCAATTAGCAACGCAAGACCCTGCTACTTATAGTAAAATTGCACTAGCTCAGTACACTAATAAAGCCCCTGCTGCGTTGCAGATTAACAGCGCCATTGAGGAAGCCCTGAAATCTGGTGATACCGAAAAGGCAAACCGCCTCGCATGGCTGGCTCGTTCTGGCGCTTATGGGATTAATACATTTGGAACACCACCAGCAGCACCTAATCAAGGGCAACCACAGCCTATGCCAACAGCAGAAGGGCAACCACAACAACCTACAGCACAACAGCCTAGCGCACTGGCTCAAATGGCTCCTGAGTATGTACCGACAGGAGATAGCATACTTCCTACCCCCAACAGCATAGCTCAACAACAGGCAGCTAATGCGGCGCTAGAGGAGGAGGCGAAGTCGGCGGCTAAAGTTAGAGGGTCTGGAGAAATAACGCCGCAGCAACAGATGAAAATAGATAGAGAGCAGGCACAACAATTAGGCAAGTTCTCATTGCAAGCTGAGATGGATAATCTTACCAATATCAACACTGTTGGAGAGCGGTTGCTTGAAAATGCGGATGTCTGGACTACGGGCTTTCTTGGCAAAGCGGGAAGTTATATTGCAGGAACGCCACAAGCAGACTTTGAGGCTGACCTAGAAACGGTGCTTGCAGATTCGGCATTAAATAAATTAATGGAGCTGAAAGATTCTAGCGATACAGGGGCGAGTGGGCTTGGTCAAGTAACGGAGCGAGAGATTAGTCTATTAATGGCATCGCGGGCTGCATTGTCGCAATCACAATCGCCGGAGCAGTTTAAGGAAAACTTAGCTAGATACCTAGAGCTTAGAAATAAAACAGTTAGTCGTGTGGCTCAACAATATAAGGAAACATACGGAAGCCTACCAAAAGAGCTTGAAGGTCTAGTTGGGGGAGATGACACAGGCACGGAGTCGTCTGGATATAAGTCCGCTGATGATGTAAGATCAGCCTTTAGCAGTGGAAAGATAAAGAAAGATGAGGCCATTAAGATATTAAAAGATCAATTCGGGTATGAATGATGCCAAGTGCAGAAGATTTCTTAAATCAGTCGCCTAAGGTGAATGCAGAAGCATTTCTGCAAGGTGATGCTGCGCCTGAAACTAACCCTGTTGCTGATGCGGTTTCAGAAATCCCGCGCCAACTTGGACTAACGGGGAGATATGCGGTAGAGGGGTTGTCATCTTTGGCCGACCTTCCTAACTATGTTATAAATACCGTTGGTGGAGCGTTCGGCGCTAACCCAAATCTCAAATATCCTAGCCAAATGGTTGGTGAGGGATTAACGGCCGTTGGAGTTCCTGAACCTCAGAACGCACAAGAGAGGGTTGTTGGTGATATATCAAGAGCGCTTACAGGTACGGGAGCGACAATTAAGGGGGCGCAGGCGTTATCGAAGTATGCACCTATGGTGTCAGAGTTGGCGAAGAACCCTATAAATCAATTAAGGGCGGCTACCGGAGCATCAGGCGCGGCTGGCACAACGAGAGAGGCTGGTGGCGGTCAGTTAGCACAAGGCTTAGCGGGTTTGGCTGGCGGTATGGCCGCGACTAAAAGTGTACTCCCTAAGAAGACTCCATACACAGCTAATGAAATGAGGGCGCAGTCTAATGCTGCATATCGACAGGCCGCACAGCAAGGTGGCGCACTCAAGCCTCAATCAATAGTGCAGAAACTTGATGATATTGAAGGAAAATTGTTCTCTGACAGAGTTATTAGCACTTCACCTAAATATAAACCGGTGAGGGATCAGATACAATTTATAAGGAACCTTGCTAAAAAGCCTATAAGCCTTGCGGAGGCGCAATCTCTTGATAGCGACCTTGGTGACACTATTAGCTCTTATATCCAGCAGAACGGAAAGCCAGATAAGGTCGGGATGATGCTTATGAAGGTGCGGGATGGATTAAGGGATATGATTGATAGCGCTGATGATGCACAGCTAATAGGTGGTAAACAGGGTTTTAATGCGTGGAAGGAGGCTAAAAAGATGTGGTCTAAGTCCATGCAATTGAATGATGTTGAACGCATACTGGAAAGGGCGGAAGGGCGTGATAATCCAGTGACGGTTATTAAGAATGGATTTGCGGCGCTGAAGAATAATCCTAAAAAGTTTAACGCTTTTGATAAAGATACACAAGCAGCTATTAAAAAAGCTGCGAAAAGTGGTATAGTTAGTGAGTTGCTTAGAATACCGGGCAGTAGATTAGTTCCAATTGGTGCTACGATTACGGGAAATCCTGCGGCAGTTGGTGGCGCGGCAGCAGCGGGGGTGGCTACAAGAAGTGCGAGAGATGCATTGCAGGCCAGAAGGGCGCTTGCTGTTTCAAAGGCGATAGCGGGTACTAAAAAGACGGACTTGGAAGGATTAAAGGCATTAACACTCGGATTGCCACAGGGAATAAACAACACACAATAGGAGCTAGAAATGGCATTAATACACTCAAGCACAATTACAGCGGATGGGACCACCACCATTAATCTGCAAAATTATCGTGGGGTAAGAAACACTTACTCTGTCTATCTTTCTGATGACTTTGGTGGTGGAACTGTCACCGCCCTGTTACTATCGCCGCGCACGGGGGCTGTAGCGATTCCCATTCCTGATGCGTCTGGCGTTGATGTGTCATTGACAGACAATGGTGTATTCAATTTTGAAGCTCAAAGCGGCGGCAGTCAAAACCCTGTAAAATTGCAAATAATTTTGACGGGCGCAAGTGATCCAAGTATAAAACTCGATGTATGCAATGGTAAGTAATGGTAGCATTTAATCCAGCCTTTAACGTGAGTTATAACCCTGCTTTTAATGTGGGGGGGCAACCACCTAATGATGGGGGTGGTATTGTGCCCACATCTATACAAGGCCTCCAACTCTGGCTAGATGCCGCTGATACGTCTACACTGCTTGACGCGAACGGTGACCCTGCAACCAGTAGCGTTGCCACAGGGGAGGATAAATCAGGTAATGGAAACAACGCCACACAGGGTACTGCATCATCTAGACCCGCAACAGGTGGAGATATAGGCGGAAAGAACGCCTTAACATTTGATAGCGGCTCTGACTGGCTTTCGGCAAATGGTTTAGTATCTGTTGCCGAATCAGAGTTTACTGTGTTTAATGTTGTAAAACCCGCTTCGCAAGGGGACATAGGTATATTGTTTTCATGGCAGAAGTTCGGAGATGTAGCTAATCCAGACCAATTCAAACCTTATGTTGATACTAACGGGAATATAGGCATCGGAACAGGTCAAACTAATACAATAATAGACTCAAGAGATTGGACTGATACCCCCCTTATTTTTACAGTAACACAATCCTCTACAACTGTAACTTCAAGAATAAACGGCGCTGCTGCAAATACAAACCCCACTATATCAGCAGTTCCTATTTCAGGGGTTGAGGCTTTTGCTATAGGTCAAGAATTTGATGGACCATCCCCCGGAACGCCATCTAACTTCTACGGCGGGGATATGGGTGAGTTACTCATATACGACAGGGTTCTATCTGCTTCTGAAATTCAAGCAGTAGAGCTTTATCTGGCTAATAAATATGGGATTACACTATCATGAAATACATAAACGGAACATTTGAATATTGCCAAAATGCCGATGCAGAAATAAGCACACGGTGTGGCTGGCCTGATGGTAAGACGGTTAACTGGTGTAACCCTCGTGAGCTACAGGACGGCTCTTTTGTGATTGAGTACCCTATGGGCTACGAGCAGTTTACAGAGTCGGACATGGTTGGTGATTCGCAATATAACGTAATTGAAAACCCAGTGTTTAAGGATCACGAGGCATAGCCAATAAGAAAGGGAACTGTATGGCTAAAGATGAGGCTTCTAAAAAAGCCAGAGAAAAAGAAAAAGAAATGATTATTCAATCTATGATGGTTGAAGAAGGCTCTAATGTGGAGAAAATTATTGAGCAGCATAATAAACTTACAGTTCACTCGGTGACATTTATTGAGTTGTTGCGTGATCGATCTCATGATTTTGATGGACTATTAAATGGCGTTAAAGGTATTGTATCAGTTTTAAACGATAGCCATGATGAACTGAAAAAAGAGCAAAGTTTATTAAGAAAAGCAACGGACGCTAATACAGCAGCCATTGCGAAACTTGTCACAGTAGGCGAAACAAGCCTTGCATGGTTCAAGGGGTTTTTGGGGTTTGGTGGACTCGCTGTTATTGCAGGTATAGCAATTGGTGTAATAAAAATATTAGTAGGTGAGTGATGCCAAGTTTTGGAAGTACATCTAAAGAAAGACTATCAACCATTGACCACAGACTAAGGATGGCGTGTGAAGAGGCGATAAAGCTTTATGATTTTACGGTACTGGTAGGCCACAGGACAGAGCAAGAACAAAATAAAGCGTTTGCTGAAGCCAAAAGTAAATTACACTGGCCTAAGTCAAAACATAACCAATTACCATCTTTAGCGGTTGACATAGCGCCATATCCGATTGATTGGAATGACACCAAGCGGTTCTATTATCTTGCTGGCCTAATGAAAGGATGCGCTGCTAAACTTGGCTACAAACTGCGTTGGGGCGGTGACTGGGATGGTGATGGCGACTTTAAAGACCAGAGTTTTAATGACTTAGTGCATTTTGAGATTATAGAGGGTTGACATGATTACAGATATTATAAAAGGTGTAACTGATATAGCCAACAAAGTTGCAGGTAATATTTTCCCTGACCCAAAAGATGAAATTAAAAAACAGGAACTTGCACAACAAATACAGAACCAGCTCCTAACAAGTCAGTCGAATATTATCAACGCCGAAACAAAGGGCGAATCATGGTTGCAGCGTAACTGGCGACCACTGACCATGCTTACTTTTGTTAGCCTTGTGGTTGCAAAGTGGCTAGGATTTACGGTTGATGGTGTAACTGAGGCGATAGAGCTTGAGCTGTTAGGAATTATCAAAGTTGGTTTAGGTGGATATGTCTTAGGACGAAGTGCAGAAAAACTTATGAAGGAATATAAAAAATGATAAACCTAATACAGTTCCTGTCTGCACTATGGCCTCTCAATAAACAGCAGTCGAAATGGTTTGGCTATGCGCTTATTGCGATTAGTTTGGCTGGCTTTCTGTTTGGTTTTTTATAAACTTCCACGCCTTACAGTAATAACAAGTTGCGTAATTGTTTATTCTATAAAACCGAATAATCCAACGATGCTTGCACATTACCAATAATACCCAAAAACAAATCCAACCGCGAAAAGCATAATAGCTAGTTTAATAATTTTATAAAACGAGGGATATTCTTCGCCAGTAAGCCAGTACGGCAATTTTATTTTCATTACTTCCCCCAAGGCGAATAAGTTTCGCCCGTCATAAATACGGGTTCTGATTGTTTAGATAATACTCTGATAGCCACGTCTATGGCTTGGCCTACCTCTTTAGGGTGTGGCATAGGTAGTCTATCTTCTGGGTTGTCGTTATCCTGCCTGCGCCATGCGTTGTAGGCTTTTAGGATTGTTAGTGCTTGTTGGTTAGTCATAATATTCCCCGCAATATTTGCATAATTTTGGACTTCTCCTTGGCGAGCAACATTCACATAGTGTATGCCACCCCAGCCAACATTTAACTCTCTGTAACATCATCTACCTATTGTTTTAAAGTGTTGATAAAATAAAGCCTCGTTAGATAGCTTTTCTAGTAATGGTTTGCCCTCTTCGTAATCAGGCATCATATCCTGCATGGCGCGGATTGCAATTTTAGCGTCCCAGATAAAATCCTGAATGTTATCGTCCACAAAATCTTCCGCTTTTGCACCGTTAATAAAAATATGCTCGTCTTTCAGGCATTGTAAACACATAGCCCTAGCCACCTTCTCAACTACTTCATCATACGTTGGTTTCATCGCTTGCCTCGCTCTTTGGGGGTGTTGTTTAAATGGGTCATGCTCGGCGCAGAAAAACCCTTGTTTTTCTTTTAAAGATTTAGACTTTTGCGACGCGTTTATGCCAGTCGATACATGTATGGTTGCTTGGTTGTCGCACTCTTTACATTTAACCTTAAACACCACCTACACCTCGCTCTTTGGGGGTTGTGGATATGGGATAACACCCTTAATTAAATCTTGACGCTTGACTGGTGATTCGTCATCATCACCCCAATTCCAGCGTCCGCTAAGGTAGATAAGATTGGCAGTACAGTCCTGAAACCCTTTGTTGCTAGATAGCCAAGCTATAACCTGCGCTCCCTCTTCCTGAAATTGCTCCTTTGGCAACCACCCATCGCCCTTTGCGGCTTCGTAGGCTTCAATTACTTTTTTGGCATCCACTCTCCACCCTTCTGGGCTATTAGTCATGCCTTGTTCATGATATCTGTTTAGCTCAAAGCACATTTGCTCCAACTGTCTTGCTACCGCCTCAACCGCCTTGTCGTTTAGTTCAGTCATTGGTTTTCTCCAGTGCTTGTTTTGTTTCCCTTTGCCATTTTATGATAGCACTTTCCCGCTCCTCCATACTTGGAAATACTTCCGGCTCTTGCGCGATATAAAGGGCGGTATTTAATAATTCTCTATACCTATCCCTCTCCTCCATAAGCTGGCGGATTGCTTGTCTTGTGTTTAAATAGAAGTCTGAAAACTCCATATTTGCAACCGTATCATCGGCAACTAGCTTTTTTACCTCTTCATCACTCAGTTTCATTTATACACTCCATTTTATATAACCCTTTAACCACAGTTCCGCTGCATGTAATAAACACATTAATGGTGTGCGTTAATGAGATAAAGCAAGTAAAAAGCAAAACGGCTAATAATATTTTCTCACTCAGCTTCATTGGTTTGCTCCTTCTAATAATTGCTTTATCCCAACTAGGTAAATTAAGCATAATAAAACAAGAAATCCTGTAAATTCCTGATGCCCCCAACCAAATAAGAATTTACCGAGTAAAGAACTAGGCAACATCACTAAAGCCAATTCCATAAATAATTTAATATTTAAAAACACACTCACCCCCTCAGCCTATCGGCTGCTGCTTTGAGGGCGGCTTGTGCCCCAACTACATAGTTAGTTCTGCACTCATGTTTTAATGGTAAATGAAACTCTAGTTTATCAGCAACAGTATCAACTGCACTCTCCAACTCCTCACACACCACGTCTAAAGCGGCTTGTGCGTGTATCTCATACTTTTCTGACATTCCATTGCCAAGCTTTTTTGCTATAGCCTCGGCAATCTTTTCTTTAGTGGTTTTCATTTTATACCCATACGTAAACTAAAGATGACACTATGAAACAGACAGTTGAAATAAGTATTACCAAAAAGGCAAAATCAGCGACATCTATTGCAATAGCTAACGAAAGAAAGAAAAAGCTAAAAGCTATAATTAAACTGCTTACCGATATCTGTAATAGAACACTATCAAACACAATCACTCTCCTAATTATCTTGCCCTGTTGTTGGTGGGTGGTTAACCTTTGACGTTAACTACTTGCCTCAGTCTGTACTTAATCTTAACTAAGTCATCTTGCGCAGCCATAACCGCGCCGATGTCTTTATACGCTGCTGGACTTTCATCTAGTACGTCCTTATCTAACCTCGCCTCAATCCCTCTCATAGCCTCAACGTGCTGGTCAAGTGATATAAGTTTCTTAGCCTCACCTCGCGACATAACGCGCCCCGCGCCGTGTGAGCATGAGCAGAAAGATTCTTTATTACCAAGCCCCTCCACAATAAAAGAGCCAGTACCCATAGAGCCGGGAATGATTCCTAAATCACCTTTTCTTGCACGCACTGCCCCTTTACGGGTCAACCAGACATTAGCGCCAAAGTGGTTTTCCTTTTGTACGTAATTATGGTGACAATTAACCGCGACATCATCCGTAGTGAATTTGGGTAAGTGTTTTTTAAGCACGCCAATCACAGCACTCATCATGACTTCACGGTTAATCCTCGCATACTCCTGTGCCCAATCCACTGCCCGTACATAATCATCAAACATCTCAGTATTTTCCACCAAATAAGAAAGGTCTTTATCTGCTAAATACTTATCAATGTGATAACGCTCCATTTCTTCTTTGGCTTTCTCAATAAAGTAAGAGCCTATGCGGTTTCCAGCTCCACGAGAGCCAGAATGTAGCATCACCCACACCGCATCATCTTCATCTAAGCACACCTCAATAAAGTGGTTTCCTGTACCAAGTGTTCCAATATGACAAGCAGTATTAAACGCTGCTGCTTTTGGGTGCTTATCAGTAATTACTTTGTACGACTCATTCATGCGTGACCATATATTATTTATATGATTTGGAACATCGACCCAACCGCCAATATCATTCTTGCCGCCATTGTCGGTTCTTCCGTGAGGTACAGCGGCCTCTATATCACAACGTATGGTGTGCAAGTTGTCTGGTAACTGACTTGCATTTAATGATGTTCTTGCTGCCATCATTCCGCAGCCTATATCTACTCCTACCGCAGCAGGCACAATAGCGCCCTTAGTGGCTATTACAGAGCCAACTGTAGCGCCTCTACCCCAGTGGACATCAGGCATACCAGCAATGTGACGATGTATAAAAGGCAACTTAGCAACATTGCGTAACTGCTCCATTGCGGATTCATCAAACGCTTGGTGTGAGTCCCACAATTTTAATGGAGCGCCTTCTGTTTTGTGGTAGCTAAATTTCTTCATATCATTACCTTTTTTGTTTGGTTGCCCCTCGTGGACTCGAACCACGATTTCATCATTCAAAGTGATGCGTCCTACCATTAGACGAAGGGGCAATATGGTCAGGGTGGCTGGACTTGAACCAACGACCTCCGCATTCCAAGTGCGGCACTCTACCTGTCTGAGCTACACCCTGCTTATAAAGAGCCTTTTACCTCATGCTCAGGAGTGTTGGGAGAAGCTCGAAACTCCCGAATACTTTGTTTTGCTACGCTGGTACAAACATAAACCTTGATTAGCTTTTTAGTGTTGTGGCGGCAGGGCGTTAATCCTGCTTGGGTGATGCAAAATGGCTTTAACGAGTTTCTCAGCATCACACCTAGTGGCCTATTCACCCGCGCTTCTACTTTCAGCGCCGCACCACAACTCTTTATCCCCTAGGGGAGTTCTTAAAAACTTTCAGGTTTTGCCACTGACCTTACCAGCGACATAAAACCCTTCTGTAAGTCCGTCTTGGCAATTGCCAACCAACGTCTATCAATCTCACTACCGTTACATTCAGCTAAGTGCAGCTTCTGGCAAAAATCCCCGCATTTGCTAGCTAGGTCTTTGGTTTCGTTCATTAAAGCGATTTCCTCTTCTGTCAAATCTCTGTAGCCTTTGATTTTTTTATGTTGATTATCAACCATAGTCTTTTCCTTTATTGATTAAATTAAGAAGGTTTCTCTCCCACCTACAAAGTCACGCTAAGGATTACCCACTATTAACGTTCTAGTGCTCTTTATCCCAAAGGGAGTTCCTTAATTGCCTTTACCCTCATAAACATGCCAGACAAACGCACCAATCTGCACTGTGGCGATGTATTGAAGCTCAGAAGGCAAGTAATCGTGACCAGTGCCAACTATAATAATCTCTCTTAATTCCACATTCTCCACTTGCGGACACTCCGCCCAAAGACAAATACAACCATCCTGCTCTTGGGCAGTTAATATTTTAGCCCCCACCGGCATAGACACATCTTGATTGCCAACTAGTGTTAATGGATACTTATATACTACCGCCACCTTCTCTTACTCCATTAAATTAAGATTAATCCGCCATCACGCTAAACTTACGCGCATAATAATCATCCGCATTACGCAACCTATCCTCGCGAGTGTTTAAATACGCAGCCATGTTTCCTCTGAGTTTTTGTAGCTTGCCTTGCTCTTTGAGCATTTTTGCTTTCTGGTACATAAACTTATCTCCTCTTTATGTTGTGTGTATAATTATATAATACACAATATAACTTGCATGTCAAATAAAAGTGTATTATATTTATATACATGAGAACAAAACTACAAATTGCTATCAATGAAAGTGGATATAGTGTGCAAGAAATTGCCACGCAAATATCTACGCACAGAAGTGCAATCTATAATCATCTTAAATGTAGAGCAAATCTTGGCTCACGTAAAGCTATAGCACTGGCTAAACTTCTCGATATTCCCTTAGATGATGTCTATATCTAATCAAAAAATATCAGAAGCAAGGCTTCAGTACGAGCTTGTTCAATGGCTTCAATCAAATAATATATTTGTTTTTCATTGCCCCAATGGCGAGGAAAGAAACATCAAGGTTGCTATGAAGCTGACCGCCATGGGTGTTCGTGCTGGAGTGCCCGATCTTATGATTCCGCTGCCAGACGGTAAAATGCTATGGATTGAGCTGAAACTTGCAAAAGGCAAGCTTTCAAAGCCGCAGGTTAAAATGATAGAGCTTCTTGAATCTCTAAATCATCAAGTTCTTGTTGTTTACGCTGATTCACTTCTTCAGGCGAAAGAAATTCTGATTCCAGAACTTTCCAAAACTTTCCTTCTTGTTTCACTTTAATTCTCTTAGGCAATATAATAGCTTCTTGCAACTCAAAAGCATCATCCACTGATTTGGGTATGCCATCAATCTGCACCCATTTCTGACATGCCGCTTCGTCTTTCATTTGGTAGCCATCAGCATGTTCTTTCCACCATTTGATAGCACGTTGCCTTGCGTAATTTTCAACCGGATGGTCAAGGCAAATCCAATCAAAGTACCTTTCAAAGTCACGGCATACATATTCGACCTTTAAGACGTGCAAATCCTTTCCTTTTCCTTTGTGCTTTGATACAAAAATCTTTTCGACATCTTTCCACTCTGGGATAATTTGCGTGGATAACACTGCGCCATTATATGCTTCTTTTTTAAAATCTGGCTCAGGTGCTGGAAACTTGAAGCCACAAAACGGGCATTCACGCACTCCAGCATGCACAATTGAGCTGCACTCATCACACGTCTTCATGGGAGGAACGCCTTCCCCCTCTTTCTTCTTCTTGTCTTTGAAGACTATTTCATCAATAAAGCCGAATCGTTGTACGTTTTCTGCAAAATCTAGGAGGAGGCAATTATCTTTGCCCTCGAATAAACGCAAGCCCCTACCAACCATCTGCGTCCACAATACAGGAGACATAGTGGGCCGCACAACAGCCAGTAGGTCAATGTGGGGTGCATCAAATCCTTTTGTTAATACAGCATTGTTAATAAGATAGCGCAATTCACCGCGTTTAAAATCTTCAATATACTTATCTCGCAAGTGGTTTGGCGTGTCACCTAAAACCACAGCGCCATTATATCCATGTGACTTTAGAATATTATCAAGTTGCTCTGCATGGTCACAGCCAGAGCTAAATATAAGCCAGCCTTTGCGGTCTTTTCCGTAGGTTATAATTTCATTTATAACAGCTTGGTTTTTATCTTCTTGGTTTACCACTTTCTGCAACTGGCTTTCTACAAAATCACCACCTGATTTTCCAACTTGCGAAACATCAAAGTGTGTGGTCATTCTTTTGGGAATAATCTCTGAAAGGTATTTGTCTTTTATTCCCTGCTTGATATTATACTCGTAAGCAATTCCGCCAAATATAGCGTCGTCACCAGTATAAATGAGGCCACTATCCATGCGGTATGGTGTGGCGGTAAAACCAACAATCCATAGGCTAGGATTAATTGCTTGTAATTCGTCAATAAATGTGCGCCACATTGAGCCATCTTTTAAGTTAGCCATGTGCGCTTCGTCAATAATTAAAATATCAACACGGCCTATATCATTGGCTTTATTGTAAACTGATTGAATGCCCGTAAATAAAATCTGGTGTTGTGTGTCTTTCCTGCGAAGTCCTGCACTACACACTCCCGCAGGAGCAAACGTCCACATTTTAAGCAGCGTTTCGTAGTTCTGGCGCACTAATTCTTTTGTATCAATGGCGCATATAATACGGGTCTCAGGCCATTGCTGAATGCAGGTTTTAATAAATTGAGCAATAATAACGCTCTTGCCTGTACCTGTAGCCAATACATTCAATGGATTATCCGATTGCGTTTGCATCCAGTTGTAAGTAGCGCCAATACATTCGTTTTGGTAGTCGCGCAGTTGCATAAAATTAATCCAACAAAACATAAGTTTGAGAATCGCCGAGCAAGCCATCACTAGACCTTAAAAACAATCCTTTCTCGACCATGATTTCAAAACTTCTTTTATTAATTCTCCTTCCTCCAATGGTGGTGTATATCAACCCCCCATCTTCCCTTGATTCAATTACTATGCCTTTTTCTTTTTTTATAAAGCATATTAAAAGTTCTTGTGCTCTCGTTACTTTTTTCATTTTTTCTACCAAAAACAACAGGGCAGCCTTCACACCACCCCGTTGCCCCTCAATCGTTACTGCTTTTTAGGAAACGGAAAAGAACCAGAGTTAGCTTGAGGTGCACTGTTCTGGGAGGACACTCCCCCGCTTGTAGCATTAGGCTTTCCTGCCGATAACGATTGATATTTCTTTACATTGATGTCACGGAAAAACGCTAGGCTTCCATTATCATCAACTCTTTGGTTGCCGCTATCATCTAGCATTGGCGCACCTTCTTTATTTTCAATCTTAGCAACAATTCTGCGTCCAATCAATTCATCAGTTGATGAAAGCGGTTGTTCATCAGGATTGCGGTCAATTGCACGCGTAAGCGCACGAAGCGTTGCAAATGCAATATCACGCGCTTTTTCGTTTGGATTGTCGTGGTTGATACGGTCAATCACCGTTTTGCCAGCGTGTTCACCTTCTTGAATTTCAAAAGTCAATTCAATGTAGTGACCTGTTTTTTTGCTGTTTGCTTTTTCTTCAGAATTAACTAGAGCCACAACATAATCACCCGAAGGCATTAAATCCTTGCCACCGCCTGAATCTTTTGCATGTTGAATATCACTTTGATATTTAGCTAGATTTACCATGTTTTTTAGTCCTCTTTTATTTGATTAGTTTGGTTAAAAAATGGAACATGCTGGTATATCACATTCCAGTAGTTTCCGTTCTTATCGAAAGGAATTTCTTTAGGCATAGCAAAGCGCGTACCGCATTCACTGCTATTCTTATCGTGAGTGTAAAGCACACGTTCATCACCGCCCAATGCAATTTTACGCTCAGTGCCAAATTTCTTTTCAGTTTTTGTTGCGAGCATTGTGTTCACAAACAAAATAATGTCTGAACGCTCCTTAACATAAGCCGACGCTGCTTTATGTAGTTTTATCATATGCTTACTGAAAGCCTCTGCATCAGGGCTTTTATAATCTGCAATCTGGCTATGAGCGATAAAGATAATCATCATGTTCTTGTTTTCACGAAGCCAATTCGTAGCACTCATAAACTCACGCCAGTACGCAAGTGCTGCCGTATATCCAGCGCCATATCCAATATCAGCAATAGAATCAACATGCTTTTCTTTGCATATCTTGGTATGGATTAAGGTTTCTAGCCAATCCATAGAGTCAATCGCCAGTGTATTAAACTCGTGTTCTTCGGTGGCCAATTGCCCTAGATAATTCATAATATCTTCAAAGCTTTCAGCCAAGGGAAATGCCTTTGCGTCTGGATATGCGTCCAGCCCGTCTTCTGTTTGAATAAAAACAGTGTTGGGCGCATTATAAGCAAAGGTTGTCTTTCCTTTTTTTGGCTCACCGTAGATTAGTATCCTTGGTGGTAATAGTCTTGGTTGTTGTAAGTCCATAGTTTTAGTCCTCTTTAACTTTAATATTAATCTTTCCACCAGTAACACTTCTGGCAGTCTCAAACTTAGCTTTTAGAATATCAGGAAGTGCGTTGTATTTGTTTTCGCCAACTGAGAGCTTACAGTCAATCCATTGATATGGATCGCCACCTGAAGCGGCTATTTCGTTAGCTAAACCAAACAGCAAATCATTATCCCATTTTACATATTTAGGCTTGTTAAAAACAAGGCTGCCAATTGTTACTTGGCCATACTCTTTTTCTTCCAGTTCGAGCTTATGCTGGTTTATGAGCGATTGCTCAATCTTAGCAATTTTGTCATTTATGTGTTTCGCTACTTTGCGTAAAGATATTAAACGATTAGGTAAGTTTCTATCCACAACATTGTCCTCTTTAGTTATGTTTGTATAAAATAATAATACACTAAAAAGGGCAGTCGTCAATATCTAGTTTGTCTAATTCTATTTTTTTTAGCTCGTAGTTTTCTGTTATAAGCTCAATAAGCTGTTTGAATCGCTCCTCACCTAGCTCTGACAAGTCATAGCAATTTTGTTCGGTTAGGTACTCAACCGCATTTTGTGCGGCGTAATGGTTTGCTTGGTTTATGATATTGCTCATTTTTAATTCCTAATTGTCAAAATAGTTGTGTTGATATTTGTTCCACTTTTTTTAAAACTGCCAACTGGAAGGTCAGTCCACCAGCCGTTTAGTAAGCCGTGGTCGTATCTTGCCGTTGCAGGTAGTACCGCTTTTAGCTTTCCACCCTCTTTAAGAAACTTTAGAGCATGCTCAACATGCAGCGCGTAGTGCTTACCATAAAAAGGCGGGTTCATAATAACGTAGTCATACTTTGCTTCTGGTACTGTTTCTAAGAAGTTGGCAACCTGCACCTTATGCCCTTTGATTCTTGCCTCTGTAGCGCGGTTATAATCAACCTCTATGCCGTAAACATCTGCTCCTTTCTCTCTCACCTTATCCATAATGCGACCACACCCACACGAAGGCTCTAATACCTTATCAGTAGGTCTAAAATAAATATCATCAAGCATGCAATCAACCACCACACTTGGCGTTGGGTAATACTGTAAGTCTTTAGAAAGATTAGTGTTTCTGCTATTGCTTTCTCTGGTTTGAACGTCTGGCAAAACATCACCGTAATACTCGGATAAAGCTTTGTTAATATCCACTAAAGTTAATTCGTCAAAAAACAAATGACCATTACCGTTTTTAAAGCGTTTCAACCACACACCACGATTCCAATGCGTCTGTTTATCATCGTCAAACTTATTTTCTAGCAATTCACCACCTTTTAGCAGTGTTGACATTTCAGCATGAGAAACTAAAGGTTTGCGTTGGTACGCTGCGAGTGCGTTTAATATAGCAACTATCTTGTCATGCCCCCACCCATAGCAGTAATTGTTTATGCTTGAGATAATAACGCGCTTAGGCAATCCCTTAACACCTACGCGCACTTTCTCGTGACTCTTATAAGATTGGTCTAATCCACTGAATACCTCTGCCAATGATTGCAATATAGCTTCTTTAGGGTTTTCAATGTATCCACCGAAGGTTGCCAATACATTCTCATAAGTAAATGGTGGCAGGTCATTTAGCCCTTGGTCAAATTTTTTCTTTTCGTTTGGGCTTAGTAGTTTCTCTAAGTTGTAGGCTGTGTAAATACGTAGCCATGCGGAGCGCAATAAACTTTGCTTTGCTTTATGCGAGTAAACTTTTCCAACATCTAAGTGCTCTTGTCCATACACGCCATAAACACATAATTGTCCTTTTAATCTTTCTCCTGCAGCTTCAAATGCAGCTATATTTACATCTATATTTTCAAGCTTTTCTTCATACTCATCAAGCGTTTCTATTATAATTCTATCTTTTGTTTTTGGTAAATTTACATAGCCTTCCATACTACAGCCCTCCTTCCAGCGCCTTCTTTGTTTTCTACTTCATCGGTTATTAGTTCGGCTTCTGCCAGTTCTGATAGAATGTTGTCCAGCACTTTCCTTTCGTATTTAGAAAATGGCGGACGCTTAAACATAGCAGATTTGGTCACGCCATCTTTGGCTTGCCTTAATGCGTTAAGCACTTCTTTTTTGTTGGCTTCGTGCATTGATGTACTGACGTGCATTTTTAAGTTAGCAATTAGCCGTTCAAGATTAAACTTAACCCATGCAATTGCCTTTTCCATGTGGTGCGCTTGCACCCTTTCTGCATTCGGGTTTTCCGATAGCGCTATAATGAGCGCCAATCTATAAGCCATTTCAGCGGAACGTCCGCTTATTTCTGATAAGCCAAACCTTTCATTTTTATTAGCACATTCCAAGCAGTATTTATGAAACTCAGCTTGCACAGCATTACAATCAAAGTTAAATGGAATGGTTATAATTTTCGGCTCTAAAACAGGACTTTCGTCTGATTGCCCCCGTCTTTCTCTAATCTTGCCAGCCCAGTTTATAATGGAATCAGGCACTTCTAAAGGCTCTTTTTCGTTTGGCAACGCCCTTTCAGCGTCCGATATGCAAATAATAAAGCGGTTGATGAAGCCATCTTTAATAGCGTCTATGTTAATGGTATTAAAAAAGTCATCCGGTGTTGTCATAGAGAGCAACGTAATGGCAGGATTTATCACATATTGGTTTTGTAGTTCCTTCTTATGCGCTGCACTCATGCCAATAGTTGCCCTTGCCTTTGCCCTTAGCTTGCCTTCCAACCGCCCTATAGCTTGCATCAAAGCAGCATTGGCTTCTGCTAAGTGTCCACCGCTATGCTTATTCTGGCTTGCTTGTAAATACTTGGAAAACTCATCTATAATAGTAATGTGGCGCGGCCTTTCCTGACAAGCACTAATCACAGCCGATTGGCTGGTGTAGCCATCCCCAGAAATTAACTCCTCGTTTTCAGTTGCCTCAAGTATCTTTTCCACCACCTTTTTGGCATGCTCTTTTCCTGTTCCTGATTTGGCTATATTCATTAGAAAAAGGCTGGTTCTGTTTTCTTTGTTAGTTTCAAAGTTACGCCCTAAAATAACAGAACAAGTAGCAATAGCTGCCTGAATAGCAAACAACGGCTGCTCTCTTTTGGCAGTGGCATTGTAATAATCAACAATATCCTGCAGCACACCGCCAAAGTTAAAGTCCACACCCTCCTTAACTGGTTCAACTTTCTTGGCTTTTGGCTTTTTATTAAAAAATCCTTTTACCTCTTCGGGATTAAACACCCACCAATCATTAAAGTCATTATGCTCTTTAGGTGGGAAGATAGTTTCAATCGCCAGCCCCTGTTCAATCTGCTTGGCTTTGGCAAAACATGTGTCGTCATTATCCCCACATAAAATAACCTTTCCATATTTATGCTTTAGTTGTGCTGCTACCTCGTAGAGGTTGTGCGCGCTAAAGGCTATGTAGCAACTATTACCTAAGCCGTCCTGATTGGTGGTGGCCTCAACAATACTAGCAGCCGTTGCATAACCTTCGGCCAAATAAACAATATCATCCTTGGCGTTTGGGTGTTTTACTTTAAAATAACATCCCTTTGTTTTTCCACCACTTTTAAAACGCTTATCTGAATTTGGATAAATAGTTTGAAGTGAGGAAATTGTGTCTTCATAAATAACTGGTATTATAAGCTTGTCTTGATCAGCCCTCAAACCCTCGTAAACCTTGACTTTTTTCTTGGCTATGTATGGGTTTTTATCAGTAGCATCAGGCAAACTATTATAAATATCGGCTGCCTCTTTTGCGCTTTCTTCTTGCCTTTCCTGCATTTGCCGCTTCTGCTTTTCTTGCGCCGCCTTTATCTGCTCATTTATTTGTATGCGCTCTTTAAAGGTGAGGTCTGACTCATTACGGCTGTACCATACGTTTTTTTCTTCAGGGTTTTTCCAGCTACCATATACACCAACACCAACTGTTTCATTTTGATAAAATATATACCAGCCGGACTTTTTAGTCCCTTTATCGCCATCAGTTTGAACACGCACTATTTCACCATCTTGCAGTCCGCCATCAACTCTATATCCAATTAAATGCAGGTGGTCTAGAAACAAACTTCTTGATTCAAAGCTATTAGTAGAAAAGCTTTTTTCAGACGCTCTTTTGATTTGATTTTGATATGGGGTTAAGTCAACCATGTTATGTCCTCTTTGTATAATTATTTAATACTTTACACCGCTTTAATTCTTTTGCAAGGGGTTTTTATGCCTCTATAAAGTATTCAAAGTAAATAGCATTACTTGTCTTAATTCCATCTTCTGATCGAGTGCCCTCAACTGGTCTTCTTTTTAGGTCTGGAAATATCTCGCGCATTTCTTTCAAAGCTATTCTTAATGAGTTTTGGTTAATATCAAGCGTTTCGGATATTGATTTTATAGAACAATATGGATTTCCTTTTATGTAATCGTAAAGCATGTAATGCCTTTGGTTATTTGTTGGCATATCATCATCGGATATAAAAAATCCAGTTAAAGGAGCGCCAAGCTTCTTCCCGTCATAACTGAAATCCTTACTTGTGGTTATTTCCAACCTTGCCCTTTTTATACCTTTATTAAGTAATTCAAGCTCACGAGTTATTTGTCTTAGCTTGTATGGGCTTAACCCCAGTTTGATTTGCAAATCAGATATGGTGCAAAGCGGGTTTTGTTTTATAAATTCATAAACCATCTTGTGTTCTTGTTTCATCTTGACCTCCTTTAAATATAAAGAATATATAATCCTTTAAATGTTTTATGTAAAGCACATAAGTTATTAGCAAAATGTTTTATTTTTAAATATAACTAATTAACAAAGAATTATTTGGCGGTTTTCTGCGGGTTTGAATAGGAAAATATATATAAATAAATAATTCTTTCTATATATATATATTCTTTCTTTTTTATCTATTTAGGGGCTTATCTGGGTGTTCGTGTACGCGTGCGCGGGAAAGAATTATTTTTTGTTGGTTGGGTTATTTTGTTGTTTTGGTTGTATAGTTATTGTATACATATAAATAAGTTTGAAAACCAATGCGCCAATATGCTGGCTACAAGCTTTAGTAGGGCGTATTAGGTAGGGGGGTATAGCTAGAGGGGTGGTAGTTGGTGGCTGGTGAGGCTTATTTTAAAGATAAACAACATTTAAAGGATAATGTGAGATGAAAATAACAATAGAAAAACAAGACGGCACTAGAAAGGTTTATACATTTGGATTGCGTAAGCAAAGGCAATATGAGGGTGAGGGAGTTATTCTTTCGCTAAAAGAAGGTTCTGGCGTATTGGATAGATGTATCTGCTATGATGCTGCAAATAACTATGTGGCACAGAAAGACAAAATGCCAGAGATGGGCGATACCTTAGAGCTTGATGGTGAGCAATGGGTATATGAAGAAAAAATGAGCCGCCAATACTGGGATGAGTTAAAAGCGCAAGGGTGTAAGGTTATTGCAAAAGTATAAAGCTTGTGCTAAACTATCCTAGCATTCTTACTCTCTATCTCCCGCCCCTGTCGCAAGATGGGGGTTTTTTTGTTGACATTAATCGATTTGTATTCTAATGTATATTTTTGTGATACAAAAATACGTTAGAGTTGACAAAGTTAGCTCTAGATAAACGTCAAAAAAACTAAGGCATCTGCAAAATACCTCAGTTATATATGATGTTTAAATAAAACCCCTCAAGCCTCTAGTCATTGCGTAGTGGGGGCAATGCTCAAACCGAGGGGTTACTTTTTACAGCAGTTTGATAATTTCTTTCGCAAGTGGATTGTCTCTATTCTTGATGCAAAGTTTCTGTATTTTCCAGATGACGTTATCTGCTTTACTTCTCATGTAGTCGCGCCTTATTATCCTGCAAGCTTCGCACAACTTGTATTTTGTGTCGTGCATCTCCTTGCACCCCTTGGCAGTACAACGTTTTAATTCGTTCATTTTCAAGCAGCCTCAATATCTTTTTGGATGTGCATTCGTCAGGGAACTCCCGACATATCTTTTTAATTTTCAATCGCAATTCATAATCCATGCAACTCATCCCTTAATAAGTCAATAACTACTTGATAAGACCTTCTGATATTGGCAGGAAGCCTTATGGCCTTATCCTCTAATTTTTCAATAGCTTCAAGAATCTGGTTATCATTCGCGCCATCCGGTAAATAATCCCGCATGATTTTCTGCTCGAATGTTGAAAGCTGTGGCCTTGACTCATTACGCATGGGTATTGTCCTTTCATTTGGTTAATGTCCAGAAGTTAAATTTATCGCCATCGCAATCAATAAGTTTGTTTCCATCAAGAAAAAACATATCTCCGCAATACATGGTGTATTTTTTTCCATTCGGTAGGGTCTTAACCCGCGAAATAACATGACTAAAACCATAAACAAAAGTGATATATTGCCATCCGAATAGCCAATTTAATAATCTGTACATCACTTCTTCCCCTTGTTTAGTGCTTGTTTGGCTTCGTTAAAGTAGTAACTTTTACTATTCCCATTGTACCTACGGCATAAATCGAAAGCGTAATCAGCTATTTCTAAAGCCTCCTCAAGCTCTGCTATGCGATTCTGCATCTTAACGACATTGGTGTCGTCGACATAGCGGGTGTTCCACTCTAAAACCTTATACACAACCTCCGTCACATTAATAGCATTTTTACCCTGCCAAAGCCTATCGCCTTTTGTGTTTGTCAAGCTGTGACCTCCGCTATACTCCACAAGCATAGAAATCACTTTTGCTGTTATGTTTTTCAATTCATCACTCATCATCTTTACCCATGATTGCGGTTGCATGTTTTTGGTACAAGTCACAAGCTGAATGCCAGCGTTTGTTACGCTCTTTATCTGTGGCTTTGTTGCTATGTGGATTGCAAGGCTCGTGCTCTGGCAGGAAAAACCACATTAACTTCAACGCCTTGTGCAAGTCACTTTCCCCACCCTCCAACCGCTCAAGCTCGGCTTTGAGGTTGTTTTTTACTGGTATAAGCTTATGAAGTTCCATCTCTGCAAGGCCGTTAATAGTCGCTGTTTTTATTGCGTATTCCAGCGAATCAATCGCCTCTTGTATGGTGGTTTTTAGTGTCATATTATTTTACCTCTATCAGCATTTTATCTTTAGGCGTAAATTGCCTGAATTTCCAATAAGCAAGCAACTCAGTAAATAGAAGTTCTTCGTATTTAGAAGGATTCTTAGTCAGCGTTGGCTTATCTTGTTTATGGCTAAATCGTAACGGGCTTAAATAGCTTTCCCCGTATTTTGATATAGCAATATCCCATAAATCTGGCGTGTAGGGCATGATAATGTAAGCTCTGTCATACACTTCCTTCTGCACTGCCTTTCTTCTATACCACCAGAATTTAAGGCAATTAATCTGGTGCTTTATCCAGTTCCACATCACACCCCCAGCTCTTTCTTGATTTCGGATAGGAGGGTGAGGGCTTTTTGGGATAAAATATAGCAAGCCTGATGGGAGTCATCATTGCTGCCGTAATCCATCTTAGAGCCAGAACTCTGAGTCATCCTTCTTAAAGCTTCCTCCACCTCCGCCAGCTTCTTCGCAAGGTCGGGGTTGCCACTGTGTTTCAAATAAGAATAAATGACGTTTCTTACGGTATCTTTTGTACTGGCTTCCCAGTCTTTTAGAAACCAACTAACATCATTTATTACTTTATCAACAATTTTGTCGTCTAACTCTTTAAGCTCGTTTTCGTTTGTCATTTTAGTTTTCCTTGTTATGGAGTAATTTATCTCTAATTCTTATCTTCTCAATTAGTGGCTTATCAGCCATTTCATAATTTATTTGCTTCGTGCAAAGAACAAGATTATCAAGATTGTTTTTCCCGCCCTTACTAACTGGTATCAGATGCTCAATAGATTCAGTTTCTTCAGTTAGTTCTACACCTGTATAAAAACACATATTGCCATCTCTTCGCCTTATCTTTTCTTTTATCTCTTTCTCTAATCTTATGCGCTTTGTTCCCGCTACATTTATTTTCTGCTTACGATTGTATGCTTCAAGAACTTTTAATGCTTCTTGGCTGGAAAACGTTAACCCTCTCTTTCCATGATAAATAACACAGACTATCTGATTTGCGACAAATCGTGACACCTCATATGGATTTGTTTTTTCAAGAATTTCTGCTCCAATCCAATTCAAATAATCATCAAATGTTTTGAAATGACCTTCAATCTTTTTACCTTTATGTTCTAGCATGTCTCTTGGGTAGTATGTGCTCACAACTCACTCTCCTTTAATCATTGCCTCTAGGGCGGTTAGGTGTATTAGTGCCTTATTGACTTTGTCTTCATCAAATGAGTGTTCCCAGCCATTAGATAGAGTTACGCAGCTATACAAAGCCTCCCGAATAGCATCTATGTGTTCTTTCATGGTTTTTTCCCCTCCTTTAGTTGAGGCGTTTCAGTTAGTGCTTCCGTGAACTCGTCTATTTTATTTAATGCTATTTCTAATTGCTCTTTAACTGTTTGTGGGGTGTGGCATTTCCAGTTGTAATCGTCGGCTTTAAGCTTTAAAATATCAACTTTTGCCAATAGCAAAGTTACTAACAACGGGATCTCTTCCTTTAATTTTATACTCACCTTCTAGCCCTCCTGCTTTGGGGTTACTTTAAATTTCAGTTTGATAAACTCAATTAATAAGCCATATTGTTTTCCAATATCGGACTCACCGTGGCGCTTGTTAACGGCCTTCTCAAATTCATCAAGCCCCCCTAAAAAGCAGCCCCTGCTAACCGAAACACCGCCGCCCTTATTCCTGAAAGCGGTGAGCGTTCCTAATTCACTACCAACTTTAGAAGCCCAAAACACCCACGCATTGCCATACACCCACGCATTGCCAGACACCCACGCATTGCCAGACACCCACGCATTGCCATACACCCACGCATTGCCAGACACCCACGCATTGCCATACACCCACGCATTGCCAGACACCCACGCATTGCCAGACACCCACGCATTGCCATACACCCACGCATTGCCAGACACCCACGCATTGCCATACACCCACGCATTGCCATACACCCACGCATTGCCCTCTTGTGAGATATTGTCTTTCTTTTCTACAAATCCTCCTAAATCGCCCCTCTTAACATTCCCGAACGAAGCGAGAGCCTTGATTCTAAAAAGGGTTTTTCCAAAAACTACTTTTGTTTCTGACGTTAATTCAAATTTCTTCACATCCCTACTCCTTGTTTTGGGGTTCTTGTTTTATCTTTCACGCTCCTCACTCCACATTAAATGTTCTACTATCTTAGCGCCCTTCGGAACGTAAACACGCCCTGAAATCTTTGCTACCGTTATTCTATCCTGCTCCAACCTATCCAGAGCAAGCTTTAATTCTCTTTCCTTAAATTCCTTATCAAGTTTTTGGTTAACTTTCCTTTCGTGTCTCTCTTCCAGTAATCGTTTAACCCACATGATTTTTACTCCTATATTGGAAATGCCACCTCTTCACCCCACCCATCAACATACACATAATTTCGGCTATCGTTCATCTCCATAACCTCGTCATGTATGGCTTGCGTTAACCACGTTGGTTCATTGTTGATAAATTCACGATACGGGTATTTGTCTAAGGTTTTATAGAAATAGGTGATTTCGTCATCGTCCATTAATACCCAAATAAAATCGCTGGTTTTATCATAAACTGATTCAAGCAGTTCATCAGCTTTCGATTCATCACCATCGGCGGCACGTAAAGCTAAAACATAAGTTTCAATTCCAAAACGTTTAGTGTCCATAACCCTACCCCTTAAATCCTAATTGACATGTTTCGCCTGTATAGCCCTTCTCATTATCCCATACAAAGCCGCCTATACATTGCTTTTCAGCAAACGCCATAGAGTGTTTCGCGGTGCATGTAACCACTAGCACACAAGTCAGTAACGCCAACACACACAAAACAGCTTCTCCAAAACTACGCATAACCTACCTCTTAAATGCCAGAGCATAATGCTCGTTAAACTTACCGATTGGCTTTTCTGTACGCAGCCACATATCAGCGTTAAATTGCGTGTCCACATCGTATATTTTATTGCCGTGCTGCGTGACAACGTGGTCGTTAGTTGCTATAATAAACACTTTATTAGCGCTAACACCTTTTGACCGCAAAGCATAATAAACGCAGATTGCAAAGTCCTCACAATCGCCACCGCCATCTGCTAGAAACTCAGTTGGCGTTTTCCACTCGCCATCGATGTCGTCAATCCTTTTCATGGACTGGCATTGCTCAATAGTATATAATTCTCCTATTGGCTCACGCTCCAAAACCTTGGTAAAAGGCTCATAGGTTGGGTGTACCGAGGCAACTTGAGGAGTGGCGCATGCCGCTAGCGCCAAAAGCGGAATATATCTAAGCATGCTCACCTCTAATTAATCTAATATCGTTAAAAAACTGTTTAAGCGTTGCGCCCGTCGCCAGATACATTTCAAGCATCATTAACTTGCGCTGCCCCATTGGTAAATCATTATAGGCTTTAGCAATATTCCTACGCATTGCCGACTTGCCTTTGGGTTCTAATATCACTACTTGTGCCGTCATGGCCTATTCTCCTCTGGCTTTTTTGAGTGCTAAGCTTAGATATTTTATAGATTGCTCAAAGCCTCGTATGATATTGGGCGATGCTTTCACGTTGTCTTTTGCATGTTTAAGCCACTCTATTTGCTTTTCTATTTCTTCAATCAACTCATAATGGCTATTACAAGCGCGGGTGATGAACTCGGCATTGGCTAAGGCCTCTACATCGTGCCGAGTAGGTATATCTTGGCTCGTGTGGACTTTTGCAATGTCGCTACCTGAGCATCC